GCGAGATGGTAGAGCTTATCGATGAGGTAGACCGGTACTACCATAACCCGGAGAGGATCAGATCGGAAGCAGGTGACGCGATAGCCTACTTGTCAGGGATCGCGGATACTTGTGAGAGGGATATACGCGGGAAGTTAGACGGAACAGTCTAACTCAATGTTAGGACGACGGACAGCCGCATATCGGCTGTGCCGATACGCGGACAATCCGCGAAAGGAAGAAAGAAAATGAACGAATCAAATGAGCCAATGGCTTGCAAAGAGCAAGAAATCCCTGCTGAGATCAAGAGAAACGAAACTCTTGTTGAAAACACTTTCGATCTTTTGAAACAACTCGAAAGTAAAATCAACCCGGTGCTTTCCGGTGACTGCATAAAGTCGGAAGGCGAAAACGCAAAAGCCCCTCGGCTTGAATCACAGATCGGAAACTGGCTCAACGACCAAAACAGAAAACTTGAGTCGGTAAACGAAGTGCTTCATGATCTGTGTCGAAGGGTAAGACTTTAAGAGTTCCTAACAACTGCTTCAACTCGACTCGCGGTAGCTTGCGAGTTAAGCAAATGTTGGATGGACGCTTGCCACATAACCGGCAAGCGATTATGTGGACGGCGCGCCTCGCCGCCCGGAGGAGTTTACCGTGAAAGTGAAAGATGCAGTAAAAGCCGCAACCGATAAGTATTGCGAGCTTATGGATGAAAAGGGGTTCGGGTGCTGTTCAGAAAGCTATTGTTGGAAAACGTGCGGTTGCGAAGAAACCGAAGCTATCCGGGCGGCTATCCAACAAGCTAATCAACCTGACTCGGGCGAATAACCCTCGCAGGTTATCAGCACGTTGGGCTGACTCACCACATCCAAACAAGTTTAGCGGATGGTTCGCAAAAAGGAGAATGACATGGCTACAGAGGAAAAGGAAATAGAAAAACTTTCAACGAACATTGATCCCGGAGTTGATTCTATATCATGTTCTGGTTGTTTTATGAAATATGAAGAATATGATATATGGCCGGAATGGTTATACGAAGAGGGTTGGCGTGTCATTCGCGGTAAAGCTTATTGTCCGCATTGTGCCGAAAAAAGAAAGAAGCCCAACAAGTAATTCAACCTGACAATGCCCAGTAGGTCATTGCAGGTTAATATAATGTTGGATGGATCAGCAACCGCGTAACAAGTTACACGGATAACTGACCAAGATGGCGCGAGGAGGTTTTTCGGTGAATTACAACGATCAATGCAAAGCGAAACAGTGCGAGCATTTTATCGAATGGGAGTTCTCTACTGATTATGACGAGCAACCATATCTATGTACTTCTTGCCAACTTCAAGGGCAGTCATACAATATCACCGAAATCGCAAAAGATTGCCCGTATAAAGATCGCGCCATCATCCAACAACCGCTTCAACCTGACTCAACGCAGTAGCGTCTCGCAGGTTAAGCAAATGTTAGATGGATTGCCAACCGTGTAACCGCTTTGCTTGTTACACGGATAGTCAACTAAGGAGAAATAATGCAACTGATTCATGGTGATTGCTTAGAAAAAATGAAGGATATTCCAGACAAGTCAATAGACATGATTCTATGTGATTTGCCCTATGGTACAACAGCTTGCAAATGGGATGTAGTTATTCCGTTTGAGCCTTTATGGGAACAGTATAAAAGGATTATCAAAGATAATGGGGCGATTGTGTTGTTTGGGAATAATCCATTTACAAGCATAATGATAGTATCAAATCTTGATGCATTCAAATATACCTATGCATGGGATAAAATCAATAGGCATACCGGATATGGCAATGCTTCTTTTATGCCATTAAAAAGACATGAAGATATATGTGTTTTTTGTTTTAATGGCAAGCCAACGTTTAATAAGCAGATGGGAAAAGGTGACCCATACACAGCAAAAAGAAGTGGTAAAAAACCGGGTGTATATGAAAATGGCGGTCTTTATCCAAAAGATGGAATTAACACAGGGGAAAGAAACCCCATAAGCGTTCTTTTTTTTAAGGCGGATAATAAAAAGGAAATGGGAATGCACCCAACTCAAAAGCCAGCTGCACTTCTTGAGTACTTGATAAAAACCTACACAATAGAAAATGAAACCGTTCTTGATAATACAATGGGTTCGGGAAGTACAGGCGTTGCCTGTATTAACACAAAACGAAACTTTATTGGTATCGAAAAAGACGACAAATACTTTGAGATAGCCAAGAAAAGAATAGAGGAACATCTAACAACTGCTTCAACCTGACACCGTGAGTAAACCGTGATATGATGACGATATGAAGCCGCAACCACTTAACGCAAAGAGCCGCGAGGTTATCGCGCACAAAGGATTTCTCACGGTGCTTGAAGGATCGGTGCGATCCGCGAAAACCGTCACGTCTCTTGTTAAGTGGTACAAGGACATCCTCGAATCGCCTGATAATGTTTTCCTTATGTCAGGCAATACGCTCGGGTCAATCTCGCGTAACTGCATCAACGGCGACTATGGGTTTATCGCAATAACTGGCGGGAAGGCGCAACCGAAAACTGATACGGACGGGTCGAAGTTCCTACAGCTCGGAGACAAGAGAATATACTATTGCGGCGCCGACAATAAGCGATCGTTTGCGAAGATACGCGGACTCACGATTGGCGGGTGGTACGCGGATGAGATTCAGCTACACGACTGGGACTTTATCGAGACGGCCGAGGCGCGCTCGTTCGCATCAAAGACACGGTTTAATATCTGGACGCTTAATCCCGATACGCCCGGCGCGCGAATCTATCGCGAAAGGATCGAGCTTTACCGCGAGCAGAAAACGCCCGGTTTCGCGTGGTATCACTTCACGCTCGACGACAACACCGCGCTCGACGATGAACAAAAGGACGCGATCAAAGGGCAGTATCCTTTTGGAAGCGTGTTCTATCGCCGATACGTTCTCGGGCAGCGCGTTCGCGCCGAGGGAATCTGTTATCCGTCCTTCAAGCATAACAAGCCGGGCGAAGACGGAAATATCCTCGACGTGATACCGAAGATCCTTTTCGCCGAAGTCGGAAGCGATATCGGCGGTAACAAGTCGGCGACGACGAACGCGCTCACGGGATACTTCGTTGATACTCGCGGCAAACTCTGCGCCGTCTTGCTTGACGAGTCGTATGACACCGAAAACAAATCGACCGAAAGCATCCTGAAAAACTGGCGCGACTTTATCACGAAGTCGAAGAAGTCATATATCGTGAACGACGCCTACCCGGACAGCGCCGAGCAGTTGATCGTCAAGTCCATGCGAAACATGGGCATTGTCAACGTGTACGGATCGAAGAAGAATCCGATACTTGACCGCATACGCTTCCTTGACGGGGCTTTCTCACAACGGCGCGTGTTCATTATGCGCCATTGCGAGCATACGATCGAAGCGGTTGAGGCCGCCGTCTGGAACATGAAAAGCGCGAAAGAGGAACGGCTCGACGACGGGACGGTTAATATCGACTCCCTCGACGCTTGGGAATACTCATGGGAGCGGCGAATGACGGAATTGGCTGAATAGGCTTGACGGCGTTTTAATAACGCCCGTATACTATTCGGCAAGGGGAACCTATGGCAAAAATACAAGACGCATTGCGGACATTCTGGAATATATTAACCGGTCGCACGCTTTTACACGATATCGCCGAGGCTGACGAGCTTATCCAAAGATGGTACGCGGTTTATAAAGGCGACTGCCCCTGGCTCGCATATACCTATATCGGGCTTTCGGGAACGAAGCGCGAACGTGTGCGCGAGTCGATGCACGCGGCGAAGCTGATATGCTCCGAGCTTGCCGGGCTTGTATGGGCCGAGACGCCGAAAGTGGACGTCGATCCCGCAATCGCCGATATGCTCAAGCGCGAACAGTTCTATCAGCGCGCCGTCAAGATGACCGAATACGGCGCGGCGCTAGGCGGTTTCGCATGGAAGCTCTATAGCCCTGACGGCAAGGAATTAAAGATTGATGGCGTGACGGCCGACTGCTTTATCCCTGTTACGTACACGCAGGGCGGCGTGATTACCGAAGCCGACTTCGTTTCCCGCCTTGTCAATGATGGCAAAACATACCTAATAATAGAGCAGCATCGCGTTATACCGGAAGGCTATCGCATAACCCGCGAGGCATACATCGAAATCAATTCAATGTACGAGAAGCGGAAGCCGGAAGACGCTGGGCTATCATCGGAGCCGGTTGACATTACGACGACCGTTCCGCTTTTCGTGTACGTGCCGACGAGCGAGGCGAACAACTTCTCGATGACGTCGCCGCTCGGGATATCCATATTCGCGAACGCGCTCGGGACCCTCAAGTCTCTCGATATCGCCTTCGACGCTCTGCACCATGAGATCGTCATGGGTAAACGGCGCATAATCGTACCGGCCTCATCGGTTCGCTCGGTGATCGGTCCTGACGGGAAGCCTGTTACGTACTTTGACCCTTCCGACGAGGCGTTTATCGCGTTCAACAACAGCGAAGCGCAGGACATGAAGATCATCGACAACACCGTCGAGATCCGCATCGAGTCGATCCGCCTTGCTATCCAAACCCTTCTCAACATCCTATCGGTTCAAGTCGGTTTCTCCGCCGGATATCTTTCATTCGACGCTGGCGGACTCAAGACGGCGACGGAAGTCATCAGCGAGAACTCGAAGACCTACAAAACGAAGCAGGCATACGAGAATAACATCGGCTCCGGGATGCTCGCGCTATTCGAGGCCATCCGCGTGATCGGCCCATCTTACGGTATCGCAACGACCGCCGCTGAGTACTCCGTCGAATGGAACGACGCCATTATCGAAGATCGCGCAGCGAAGGAAAAGCGCATCAATGAGCGCGTGGCCGCTGGCACTATGTCAAAGAAGCAAGCGATTATGGAGCTCGACGGCAAGACGGAAGCGGAAGCAGCCGCAATCGTCGCGGAGATCAACGGAGAGAACGCAACGGTTGACGTTTCTTTCGGTGGACTATAAAACGAAACGGTGGTATGATATTGTAATCATGGAGGCGTGATTATATGAGGGTAAACGGGAACCACTATCGCAAAAAGGACCAGCTCGCCGCGCATTACTTTCAGGCGCGAGTATTTGGCGTGCCGCCGCTTGAACGGCGTGCGCTCGAACGCATGAGCGCGCGGGAAATCTTCGCGTACAACGAGAAGCAATTCGATGGTATGCCGAAAGGTGAGAAGATGAAGCTGGTAAACGCGATCAAGGGCAAGCCGGAAGGACTCTGGATTCTTCGACCGTTTCAGCTATTGCGCAAGGCGTGGCGCAAAATCAATAATGCGCCGAGGGTTAACGCTTGAACGCAGGCGAGATAATCTTCGACATGGAAACGCGCTTACTCTCGAACATGATCCGCCTGCTGGAACGAGGCTCTCTTTCGTCGGCGTCATGGCAGGCCCGGAAGCTGGCCGCGCTTGGAACGCTCAAGACGATCAACGCGAAGGTGATAGCCGAGGACATCCCGGCCGTCATCGAAGCGGCAAAAGCAGAGATCGCGGCACGCGGCAAGGACACGGCCGTGCGCATTGACGAGGGCGTAACGGGTGGATTACTCGCCGACGCATTACCGCCTGAGGCAGATCCTACGCTCGCGCGCGTATGGCAAACATGGCAAGGGAAGGCGCAGGATCAGCTTGCAACCATCGGCACGACGCTTTTGGATGCAAGTCAGACAATGTACATCGAAGCCGTCTATAAGGCGTCGGCTGAGGTGCTTGCCGGAAGCAAGACGACGCGCGAGGCGATCCGCGAGACGGCCGCCGCATGGTCGGCGAATGGAATACCGGCGCTTATCGACAACGCGGGCAGAACGTGGACGCCGGAGGCTTATGCGTCTCTCGTAGTTCGTGGAAACGTGCGCGAGACGGTGAACGCGACACAGGACGCGCGGTTTAACCAGTTCGACATTGACCTCGTACTCGTATCAAGCCACGCAGGAAGCCGCCCGGAACACGTTCCTTTTCAGGGCCGCGTCTATTCGAGATCCGGGACAAATCCGGATTACCCGGCATTGTCTGATACGGGATACGGAACGGGCGAAGGCATAGGCGGCTATAATTGCGCGCATGAGCTATATGCCTATACGCCGGGAATGGAAAAATCATATCAGCCATATCCGGTTAAGGAAAGCGAAGAGGCTTACAAGGCGAGCCAGAAACAGCGCTACCTAGAGCGCCAGATCAGGAAGGCGAAACGCGATGAGACGTTACTCAAGACGCCGGAAGCGCG